TTTTACCGAAAACACGGTTTACTTTTACCGAAAACACTATCAACTTTTACTCAAAATTTTCTTGACAGGTTTTTTTATTCCGCATCCGGGGGCACCTCGGTCAGCTTCCCGCGTGTCCGTCTCTGCATGAACTCCTCGATGTTCTGGGCGTGGGCGACCATGCGCCGGCCGATGATGGCAACGGGCAGGCCTTCCCGTACGAGATCGTAGAGCGACGGCTTCGAGATGCCGATGTAGTCCGCGATGGCCTGCGCCGTGATGAGGATCATCCGGCTCTTCGGGGGGCCGTTCATCTCCATTCTTCCGTTCATCTCCTCAGCCAGCCGCCCGCCGGCCGCGTCATCCACCCGGAGGCCGCAGACGGACGCACCGGTTCGTGTTGCTGCGGCTTTCTCGAGGTGGCCGTGACGAGCCGCAGGCCTCCGCCGGGGAACTCCATCTCCACGCACGCGGCCGCCAGGATCTCGGCGTCGAGCAGATGATTCGGACGCCCATGGACGTTCACCCACTCCTCGTGGCCTTTTTCGTTGCGCCGCTTCTCCTCGGCCAGGATCTGCGCCACATAATCCGGCCCGGTGTCGGCATGCAGAAATGCCGCGCCGGGCAGCGACCGCGTCTCCGGCTTGGCCGCGAGCTGCAGGCGATAGTGGAGCTGGTCCTTCGCCTTCTCCGTGTCCACGGAGAGGATCCGCAGGCCGGCGGGCAGTTTCCTGCCCCGCGATGTCGACAGGACCTCGTTGCCGATCCTGAGCATCCCGGGCAAAGACGAACTCGAGCCCTTCGTTCCCCAGAGGGCGACACCGCCGCGGCCGCGGTTCCTGATCAGCCACAGGTAGGTTTCGTCCGTCATCGTCATGTCTTCATACTTTTCCCCGCCGCCCGTATCGACGCAGGCCCGGAAGATCCGCATGGTGCGCTCGGTGCCGGCCACCGGATAGGCGGTCTCGAATAGCAGATGCTCCACCTCTTCCCAGGTCGAGAGGAACCCGTAATGGATGGTCCAGCTGGTTCCGCTGGCCGCCCAGGCCTTCACGACGAACCAGAACCCGCTCTTCTGCACGTCCACGCCCGCCGTCAGCGCGACGGCTTCCTCGGGCACGGTCTGCGCCGGCAGCGGGCAGCGGGCGGCCAGGATCTGCGCCTCGTTTCCCGCGATGACCGTCAGCTTCCAGGGCTCCGCAAGGTGCTTATTGTGGAAATCCTTGAAGGCGTTGATGTCGGAAAGGCTCCGGAGAAATGCCGCCGCAACGGTGGAGAGGCTCACGAAGGTGGAGAGCCACGACGGGATATGGAAGCCGATCTTCACGGGGCGCTGTTCCCGCAACACGTCCTTCATCGACCGGCCGTCGGAACGGGCCCGCCAGCCGCCGGCGCGAACGGCCGCGTCGCGGTCGTAGTCGTTCCAATGCGCAAGGCAGTGCGGGCACTCGTACCAGGCGAGCTTGCCCGCCTCGATGACGGCCGGGTCCTCGGAGTGGATCCGGCCGTCCGGACCCGGCTCGGCAGCCCGCGGCCACTTGACCTGTTTGAATTCCATCTTCTGGCCGGCACCGCAGGCCGGGCAGCACACCCAGTAATCGAAGACGGTCTGGACGGCGGCCAAGGCCTTCGTGATGTTTCCGGTCTCCGTCGTGGGCGTCGAGAGCTTCCAGATCTTGCGGCTGAAGCGGTACGTGATCGTCCGCGCCTCGGCCAGAGAGATGGGATCGGTCTCCCGCCTGCCGGCCGTGTCGACGTACTTGTCGACCTCGTCGCAGATGAGGAAGCGGATCGGTTTGTTGGCCAGCCGCGGCGCGCTGCGGGCCCAGGCCATGTAGATGACCATGTGCTGCAGGTTGATGCGCAGCGACGAGGCGTCGTCATCCACGCCCGTCATGTATGAGCGCAGCCGAGGGCTGCCCTTGATCATGGGCTGGATGCGGTCCTGGCTGTTCTCCTTGGCCGTCAGTTCGTCCGGGTAGAGGACGAGGGCCGCGCCGGGATCTCGGTCGATGGCGTAGGCGAGGCAGTTGAGGACGGCCTCGGTGCCGCCTACCTGCGGGGCCTTGCAGATCACGACCTCCTGGACGGTCGGGAACCATGAAGCGTCCATGATGCCGGAGAGGTACGGCGTGATCTCGTTCTTCCATCGGCCCGGCAATACGGACATGGTGACGTGGCGATAGCGCTCGGCCCAGCTCGACACCGGGATCCGCTTGTGCTTGCGGAAGACCTTGCGCTCCGACTCGCTGAAAGAGACCCTGTAGCGCAGACGGCCTGCGGCATGCCGAAGCGCGTCCGGGATCCATGGTTTTGAGCGGGGGATGCGGATGACGGTTGCCATATCAATTCGCGATGTTGTCGTCCCTCTCGGTTTCTTCCTCGCCGTCGATCACCAACTCATACTCCTTCGCCTGGGCGTAATTGTTGATGTGTTCGTCCAGGTCCCGGATCATCACATTAATCAGCTCGCCCGCCTTCCGCACGTCGCCGCCCACGGCCCGGATCCAGTCCGCGGCCCTGGACTGCACCCAGTGCTTCAGCCCCGCCTCGAGAATCCCCGCCCGGGCGGCCAGCTCGATCTCCATCTTCTCGCGCTCGATATATTTCCCGAGCTCCTTGTCGTGCTGGAATTTCTTCCGTTCGTGCTCGAGCTCCAGGTTCTTCAACTCCTGCTCGAGCTTCTTGCGCTGGAGCTGGTCCTCGAGGGCCTTGATCTTCTGCCCCGTCTCGGCTTCCCTGAGAAAACTCCTCGCATATCGGTCAATGTCCTTCTGGCGATACTTCCCGTTGTCCTTCGGAAGAAACTTTCCCTCCTTGCGGTGCCGGTAAACCGTCGACTTCCTTGCAACCCAGCCGCAGGCGGCGAGATATTCGATCACCTCGTCGACGTTGTCGAAACATCTCTCCGGGGACTCTTGCGTATTGTCCGTCATGGGATCAGGTTCTCCCAGCTGATCTCGCCGGCCGGGTGCCCCAGGATGTAGTCCCGCACCTGCGGGTCCTGAAAGACCAGGTGGTTGATCCGCCCGCCGACGTACTTGCCGTCCCGCAGGACGGCGAATCGCTCCGGCGTGTTGATGATGCGCACGCCCGGGTTCTTGCGCAGCAGCTCGCGCAGCTCCATCACCGCCGCCGGAAGCTGGGCCGAGAGGATCCCGCCGGATGTCGGACTTGTCTCTCCGGCGGTCCCTTTCCTCTCGGGCGCCGCGGCTTTCTTCGCGGCTGGTTCCTCGATGGTCAGCGCCGGCGGCAGCCCTGCCCGAATCCACCGGTCAAGGTCCGTCCCCATCGCGAACGCCTCGCCGGGGTCCTTCCCCTGGGGCACGGGCCAGCGGTCGCAGCGGCCGAAGTGTTCCTTCCACCAAGCTGTGGCCTTCGCACCCGGATCGTCGTAATCGATCGAAACGAGGATCTGCAGGGCCCCGCGGAGGACCTCGACGGCCTCGGCGTCCGGCTTGGCAGAGACCGAACCCAGCCCCACGGCGCCGGCAAGCCGGTTGTTGGCCATCACGGCAATGGCATCCAGCTCGCTTTCGACAACGACGAATGCGCGGCGATCCCTGCCCAGAAGCATGACGGACTTCGAGGATCCCGGCAGGACGATATACCGGCGATCGGCCTCGGGGCGGCGGATCCGTATTCGATGGATAACCCCGTCGCGGATGTAGGGGATTACAAGCCCCACGGGGATCCAGAGCGCCTTTGGCTTGCCGTCGTCGCGGCGCTCCTCTGCAAGGCCCCAGGCGCTGCGGGCCCGGTAGATGTCCCTGCCGTCCTCGCCGGGGTTCCACCCGAGGCGGTAGTCGGCCGCGGTGCCGGCGTCGATGCCACGGGCCGCCAGCCAGGCGAGGGCCTCGGCGTTCTTCTCGAGATGCCCCTGGGCCCAGGCAATGAATGTCTCGGCGCGCTCCTGCCAGATCTCGCCGGGGGCCGCGGATGTCTCCGGGTTGAACGCCGGCTTCGGCCTCGGCACGTCCGGACGCCACCCGGCCGGCCGCTCGGGCACATTGATCCGGAGCTCGTTGCAGGCCTGCCGGAAGGTCATTCCCTCGAAATCGATCAGAAACTGGATGTTGTCGCCGTACTTCCCGCAGCCCTTCCCGGGCCGGCACCAGTAGCTTCCGCCCTCGCGCTGGTTCGGCCAGACGTGAAAGCGGTCCTTCCCGCCGCAGCCCGGGCATGGGCCCTGCCACTCCCCGCCGTTGGTGGAAGCGGCCTTGCGAAGTTGCACCCGCTTGCCGGCCAGCTCCAGGACGTTTTTCATCGGCTTGCCCTTTTCAAACCCTCCCTCTTTTTTCCTTTTTTATAACTATTTAATTTCATTCCAATAATAATGATTCTATTTTATAGTTCCCCCCTGAAAAGTAGCCTTTAGGGAGGGTTGGAGAGATTTTTTACTATTTAATCGCACGAAACTTTTTCAAAAACAGTTAGCCGGGGAAAAGGTTGAAAAACGCTCCAACCCTCCCTCTCCAAATTTTGATGCCATCCATCCACGTCGATCCCCGAATAAAACCGGCACCTTGAATCCATGTCGGCAGAGCCCTGATAACAGGGATAGTTTCTGGAGGGTTGGGGAGGGTTGTAGATACAGGGAGGGTTTTTTACCCTTTCTTCTTTTTTTTGCGATTTTTCAAAAAACAACAGAAAACCCATATTAACCCTCCAACCCTCCCTGATTGCCGGCCAGGGCGATGCCGTGATACATGACGACGCCCTCGGACTTGTTCTTCTCGTACTTCTGCGAGAGCTGTTTTCCGAACCAGGTGCCGCTGGGCTCGTTCTTCCCGATGTTGTCGTGATACCAGTCGACGAAGCGGGCGTAGAGCGCCGAGCTCTTCTCCTTGGCCCCGGGCTCGCGGACGCAGCACTCGTCGATGAAGTCGGCCAGCAGGTCCTCGTTGCGGCGGTAAAGCTCCGTGGCCTCCGTGACCTCCCGGGGCGGTCTCAGGCCGTGCTTCTGGTAAAGCAGGCAGCCGCGCACGAGCCAGGACAGGATTCCGGGGTACTCCTTTGCGAGCTGCTGGTCCAGGTCCTTGATGGCCGGCCGCTCGTGCGTCTCCTGCGGCTCCCTGGTGACAAAGGAGATCGTGAAAGGGATCAGGTGCAGCCGCTCCCAGAAGGCCTTGTCGTTCGGCGGCGCCTGGGGCTGCGTGTTGGTCATCAGGAACAGCTTGTGCGTGGGGGTGAAGCGCGTCTGGTACTTGTCGTGCGGGTTGCGGCCGACCAGGGTGTCCTTGCCGGTGAGCCACTTGATCCTCGAGGCCGAGAACCGGTGCCCCTCGTCCACCTCGGACGCATAGGCAAAACGGATCCCCTTGAGCCCCATGATGTCCGGCGAAGGCCCGGCGGCGCCCTTCACGAATTTTGTCGAGAGCAGCATCTCGGCCGGGATCGATCCCGCCAGGTCCCCCATACAATATGCGATCCGCTCGACGATGAGGCTGCGGCCGTTCCACCCGGTCCGGCCATAGAGCACGGGAAAAACCTTTTCGTGCACGAGTCCCGTCATGGCATACCCGAAGAGCCGTTGGACATACGCGATAAGATCCTCGTTGCCGTTGAAGATCTCGCGGATGGACCGCTCCCAGAGCGGCGCCGGCTCATCGATGCCCAGGAAGGGCACCGGGCTGGATAAAGACAGGTAGTCGCCGGGGCGGCCATCGTGCAGTCTCCCCGTCTCGAGATCGATCACTCCGTTTGCGCAAGGGAACAGCATGGGCTTGTTGTCAAACTCCTCCCCGGCGATGGCCAGCGGGTTGTCGATCGTGTGCGCGAATTTCAGGCACGCCGTGCGGCGCTTGTCCGCCCGCAGCTGGCTGACCCGCTTGAGCAGCTGCTTCTGCAGCTCCGAGAGCCGCTTGATCTGCCTCGAGTTGTCCGCCTCCGCATCGGCCGTTAGATCGGCGATTGTCCCGCCCAGGGCCTTGTATTCCGCCATATAACGGGCCACCAGCTCCTCGACGGCGGCCAGCGATCGGTTCATGATGTCGCGCTTCCAGGAGTGGCCCTGCCATTCGTACCATTCCATGGTATTCTTGCAGTACAGGAACCGATCGCGAAACAGGGTCGCGTAGAGCACGCCGTCGCCCTGCTCGTTTGCGAAGAGGCATTCCTGGATGAATTGGCTGGAAAGCCCTGGGTGCTCTTCCGGCGGCAC